CCCTACTCTTTGAGATAAAGTGGTAGGCGCAATAGTTATCAACTTCTCAGCTATAGAATACTGAGGTATAGTTGTTAATATTACACCTGTCCCGGCTGGTCACCAAGTACCCTTTGGGCTTGTTGACCGAACTCCAGTCACTGATTCAGCTGTGACCTCTGAAAAGCGGTCATATGCTTGATACCAAGGACTGAAGAATAGGGTCTGCCACACCGAAGTGGTATTAGGATCCTGACTCCTAGGTACTAGATCCGGAAGTAAATAGTTGAATTGATGTAAATTCGATCTATTCACTTGTCGTTCTAGTTTATTGAAGGCACGAGAGACGTTCTCATCCAAAAGCTCTTTGGATAAGGCGTCTACCTTTTTGAAATAAGTTAGGGGCGTTGCCCTTAGCATATCTCAAAGAGGCGACTCTTCTGGTCACCCCCTTCTAGGGGCATCAGTAGAGACCTCGCCATGATCATTTATATGCTCATATCAAAAACGATATAGCATGGTCAATGATCATTCTGTCTTCAACTCATCATTGCCTGTTAAAGGTAGTGATGAGCCCAAGTCAGGAGATGTCATGACTTCTTGTTTATCTAAAGTAAGTAACTCAAGTGAACGTCAATAAATTGATGTCCACAGAGCTAAAACTCTAGGACCTCTCCAAGGGTCTATAAATAGACCATTTGGAAGAGGAGAAATCTCGACACCATTATGGAAGATTCGAGAGGCAAATTCTGCACTCATGTTTGGACTCCCTTTTGGGGAATCTACGCATTTGTGAAGAGAAATGTCTACTCCAATTCTTACCATTAACTCCATATACTTCTTTGCGACCTGTGTGTCAAAGATGACTACATCGTCACCTAAGACCAGGTATGCCTCGAAATTCTTAATCCCACATTCTAGTGCCGCTAAGCGGACTATAGTGTGGTTTAGAATAGCGAGGAATGCTCATGATGAAAAGAGACCTATTCCTTGGCCAACCTGATAGTAAATATACTTATCAGTCTTGGTTACATGGAAAGGGTTTCACATCATAACAAGCATTCAAAGAAAGGCAACGCGAAAGCTACCACAAATATGGTAGAATAGCCAAGCCTGAAGAGTAATTGGAAGTCGATCAGTTGCTGCAGATAAATCAATGGAATGCATAGGCTTTCCAGCCTTGTGCATATCATTGTATATCTGGCGAATCTTGTTCTGATCAAATGTACAATCTGAGGGAATTTCTTTCAGAATGTCAAAGATCAGATTGTGTAGAGGGGTGAGTACACTTTGTGTAACTCAATCCCCTACAGCAATATAACGCCATTTACCAGCTCCATCTGTAAAGTATGAGAGGCGGTTTAGTACCCGCAGATCCAAATTCTGCGCGACTTTACCTCCTTTCTGCTTTAACACAGACCGAGTCTTAAGGTAAATGCCAGGTTCTATATATTCTATCCATTTTCATAAGTCAAGAGGCCCAACGAAGTTGGTTGTCTTTTGCTTCAAAATGTCATGGTGATATCACTCACCATAGAGTTGGAGAATCCAACGATAGAAACCCTGGTTAACGTTGACAAGATCCAAGACACGAGCTAACAAGGAATTTCCTGACGGTCCAATAGACTGCAACCGACTTCTGGGTAGAGACCCAGGAGTCAAGTAGTAGTTAATGGAACGTTTGGAGAAACCTTTGAGCAAGTATCTTCGCAATTTAGGCAACTTTAGATCCTTTCAATAAGCATAAACCTTTCAACACACCATTCAAGTGTGAAGATAGGACTTCACAGAGGCTCGGGAGTAAACTGTTTCCAGTTTATGATCCCCTCCTACTGTGAATTGCTTATATACTCGGAGTAAAGTAAGAAGTACGACCTTATCTCAATTTCTAAGTTCCTCACGGAAAATAGGAGAGAGATAAGATGGGATAGACTCACCTTTGACGGTTCTACAACGCCGTCATTTGGAAA